GAAGCAATTTACACCGCCTGAGATCGACACCGCTATTGATCGCGGCATCGAAGCGGCACGTCTCGGCTCAGGCCTGTTCAAAATGTTCAAGGGAATGTTTAGCAAGAAAAAGATCTTATGAGCAAAGTTAATTACCTGACAGTTCGCACCGAGACCTTCGTGCAGGATGAGAATGCAAAGGACGAGGAGAAGTGTCCATATGATGTTGCCGGGCCGTATGTTGCTGACCCGAACGCCGTGCCGTATCTATATGACGAAACGCCCGCAAGAACTTCGTGCACCGTAAGGGCAGTAGGTGCTTGGCAGTATCGCCGGGCCGATGGCGAATGGGTCACGATCGAGGAAATTCTATGACGCTATCGCCGCGAGAACAGGACGCCCCCACTGTCATCGCCTTTCTTGCGGTGTTCGCTTTGGCTGCTTTGATCTTTGTTAAATATGTCGCTCCGGCGATTGAAAATGCTCTGAATTAACCGATGTTACTTTCAGTGATCGAACCTCGAATTAGTATGGATAGCGATAACAACCTCACGCAATCGCTCTGGCATTGGCTAGCCCCGATATTGTCGGCTGTCGTGTCAATCTCGGCCCTTGCTACACTTGTGTTTTATACCGGCGGTTCGGCGCAACGGCTTACAACCGCCGAGGATCAAATACGCCGTCTTGACGAAGCAACGATGAAGAAAAGCGAGGTCAAATACCAACTCGACACCATCGAAAAGAACATCAGCGAGATCAAGCAAGACCTTAAAGAACGCCGGTTAAAGTGATGAACAACTGCGATGCACAAGTTGAAGTAAGGCCCGGATTCCCGGCTGAGATCTGGAGTACCGTGAATCCTCAGACCGTCGCCGCCAAGTGGATTGCGCCTCACTGGGCGAGCAGAGTCGTTTTTGAAAGTGCTAATTCGGTTACAACAATATCGCTGCTTATATTGCGATCAACCGCTTAAGCAAGGACGGTCTACTCATATTGAACACCTTGTTCCGGTCGCACGAGGCGGCACAAACGAATGGTTCAATTTGGTCTATGCGTGCCAGTCGTGTAACAGCAGAAAGCACGATAAAACGCTTACAGAGTTTGCCATAGAAAATGCCCGTATGGATTGGATCAATCGGAGCGAAGTGAGCATGGCAGCATACGAGATAACGAAACGAATCAATGCAAATAGACAGAAGCAAAAAGTATAAAAACAATCCCCGACAGATCACGGGCGACCAGTTCAAAATGCTTAAAAAGCATCTGGAACAGTTGGGTGATCTTTCGGGCGTTGTTTACTGCACCAAACAAGGGGCGTATCTCGGCGGCAATATGCGGTCAGAGGTAATGCACGGTGCGGAGATCGAGATCGTTGAACGCTTCGACAAACCAACGGCACAGAAAACACTTGCATACGGGTTTATTCGTTACAACGGCGAGAAGTTTGCATATCGTGAAGTAGCGTTCACAAAAAAAGAGTTTAGGCAGGCGTGCATCGTTGCAAACTCGAATGGCGGAACGTGGGATTGGGACATCCTGGCAAACGAGTGGACTGATGAGCCGCTTGCCGACTGGGGCTTGGATGTGCCGGGATTCGAGGCGGTCGAGGAAGTCGGCGAGGCTGACGCTGAACCGCAGACCGACAAGGCGGCAGAGTTAAACAAGAAGTGGGGCGTGAAGTCGGGCGACCTGTGGCAGATAGGCGGGCATCGGCTGCTGTGTGGGGATAGTACGAAGAAAGAGGATGTGGAACGAGTCACACAGTCGAACAGCATTGGAAGCGTGGTCACTGATCCGCCTTACGGACTAGGGAAGAATATCGAAAACGATGGTGCGGACGAGTGGTTGCAGGTTCTTAGTGGTGCGGCGGCTCTATTACCTGATTGTCGATGGTTCGTCTTTTGTGCATCATCGCCAAAGTTGTTTATTCAGGCTTGTGCGGTTGTTAACCCTGACCGCGTTCTGATATGGCAAAAGCCGTTCACTTTAACGCCGCCCGTGTTCGGGATTGCTTGGCATTTTGAACCGATCCTGTTCAAGGCGAATAGCGGTAAGCCGATTGAAACAATGGGCGATGTAATCACGGAGTCTGCGATTGCGACAAAGGCACATCCTGAATCACAACCGCATCCAACCCAAAAACCGCAGGCATTAATTCAATTACTCGTCAAAACTTCAGCAGGCGACATCTACGAACCATTCGCAGGCTCCGGCACAACGCTCGTCGCTTGCCAGAACCTTAACCGTAAGTGCTACGCGATCGAGATAAGCGAGAACTACTGTGCCGTGATCCTCGAACGAATGGCGACAGCGTTTCCCGACATCGAGATAAAGAAACTGAATGGCTAGGGCAAACAAAATCCAACAACATAAAAAAGCACTTCTCGAAGCATTGGAGAAGTCGCTTGGCGTTGTGACCACTGCCTGTAAAGCCGTTGGCGTTGATCGCACCACGTTTTACAAATACGTCAACGAAGATCCTGCGTTCAAACAGGCGGTCGATGATGTTGAGAATATCGCATTGGACTTCGCCGAGTCGCAGTTGCATCGGCAGATACAGAACGGCGAGGTTAGCAGCACGATCTTTTACCTCAAGACAAAGGGCAAGCGGCGCGGATATATTGAGCGGCAGGAAATGACCGGCAAAGACGGCGGGCCGATACAGACTGAGAATGTGCAGCCTGACCTTTCGAAACTTAGCACCGAAGAATTGCTCGCACTTCGCGAGATCAACAAGAAGCTAAACCACTAAATGCCATTGGACGCGGGAAACATCAAAAGCGACGCTATCGAAGCCGAACTGCAAAGACGTTCCGGCGACTCGTATCGTGCTTTTGTGTCGCTTGCTAATCCGAAATTCGCGTTCTATCAGCACTGCGATGTGTTGGCTGACGTGATCGAGCGTATCGCAAACGGCGAATTGAAACGCGTGATGGTGTTTCTGCCGCCGCGACATTCGAAGTCTGAGATGTTCTCGAGACTGATGTCGGCTTACTATCTCAAAAAGCATCCTGATAGATGGGTCGGCATCAATTCCTATGCTGCAGAACTCGCTCATACGCTATCAAATGCGGCTCGGCAGAACTTCGTAACGTGCGGCGGTGAATTAAGCGACGATACGACTGCGAAAAAACATTGGGAAACAAAGCAGGGCGGCGGAATGTGGGCCGCTGGCGTTGGCGGCCCGATAACCGGCAAAGGCTTCCATCTAGGCATCATCGACGACCCTGTGAAAAATTCAGAAGACGCCAATTCAAAGGTCATTCGTGAAAAGCACAAGGAATGGTACACAGCGACCTTTTTAACACGCGAGGAACCCGATGCCGCCATCGTACTTATTATGACGCGATGGAACGAAGATGATCTCGCGGGCTGGCTCTTAGCCGAGGAACGGAGTGACGACGACGATAAAACTCAAGAGAAATGGCACATCGTATGCTTGCCCGCCATTGCCGAGGAGTCCTTGAATTTTCCCGAGACGTGCACTGTCGAGCCGGATTTCCGCGTTGTCGGCGAGGCATTATGTCCAGAGCGATACCCAACTCATAAACTGCTTAAAAAGAAAAAGAAAGGAGTGAGAGACTTTGACGCATTGTATCAACAGCGCCCAACGGCGAAAGAGGGACTATTCTTTCACGTAACGCAATTGGAGATAGTTGATGCCGTGCCTGTTGGTGGTCGCACGACTCGCGGTTGGGATAAAGCTGCCACTCAAGATGACGGCGATTTTACGGCAGGCGTCAAGATGACAAAAGGTACTGATGGATTATTTTACGTAGAGGATGTGGTGAGAGGTCAATGGAATACCGCTGTCCGCGATAAACAGATAAGGCAGACGGCAGAACTTGACGGGCGACAAGTCAAGCAGAAAGGAGAACAGGAACCAGGCAGTGGTGGAAAAGAGTCTGCTGATAACTTTATTCGGTTGCTGTCAGGTTTTTCGGTATCGGTTGAGCGATCAACTGCAAATAAAGAAGAACGGGCCGATCCTTTCTCATCACAATTAAATGCCGGGAACGTCAAACTACTTCGCGGCAAATGGAACGCGGATTACATTGAAGAATTGCGGCAGTTCCCGAATGGACAGCACGACGATCAAGTGGACGGCAGTAGTTTGGCATTTAACGAGTTGAATGGACGAATGGAGTGGTCGCAAACCACACGGCAAATACGATAATGGATAACAAGAACAAAGTATCAACGGAGCATCCGAAGTATCAGGGCCTTGTCGCTCGCCGACGTGCCTTTGCCGCAGTCGCGGGCGGTACGTGGTCGATGCGTGAGGCAG